TTTGATCCAAAAACGTATCAGTACGATGATTCGTTCAAGCCGGGAAATCCTTCAAGGTTTGGTTCAGTTCATACTGTTCCAGAGCTCATGGCTTGTCTGGAGACTCAGAGAGACGTTGAAGCGTCTGGAATCTTTCTTGAGGCGAATCGCGATGGCGTCTACCGATACCGCAACTTCAAAAACAAAGCGCAGATCCAAGAAGCGTGGAAGAAAAACAGCCGTCTTCAGAGACTAAGAGAAGCACGCTTTCATGAGAACTACTTTCAAGGCGCAGGTTCAAACGCGGGACTCGTGGGCGATGATTTCGTCCCGCTCCTGGGTGGACCCTTCAATAAGCAGCCCTACCTCACGGACTATTTGGCCGCGCATGCGTACTGTTTCCATGAGTACCATCACCATCCGCTTGCCCGAGCCATCATTCACATTACTCGGGACTTTGTTCTGGGTCGTGGATTCAGAATCGACTCAGATGATGAAAAAGCTCTAGCGATTTGGCACGCATTCGCTGAAGTCAATCGCTTTGATGAGCTCATGGAAGATCTCGTCAAAGAGGGATCGACGTACGGCGAGAACCTGATCTGGTGGTTGCCCCAGAATCAGGTCTATATCGGTTACAAGGATCGCCCGGGTCAAGAGCCTCAGATGGGACTACTTCCGCGCATTCGATTGATCGATCCTTCGACATGCTGGGAGATCGTAACCTACCCTGAGGACATCACGCGCGTTCTCTACTATCAGCTCGTGTTTCCGACGCAGTATCAGATTTTTCAGGGGCGAGATGCGGGCGAGCCCGTCCCTGGATCGAAATTCGTGATGCAGCAATTGCCTCCGTCTGATGTCATGCATTTCAAATACAATTGCATGTCAAACGAGAAGCGCGGGCGATCGGACCTCTTCCCGGTCTTGGGATACCTCAAGTGGGTACGGGACGCGGTCAATTACAAGCTGATCGCGCTCAAAAAGCAGGCTGCGTGGACTGAAGACATCATTGTCGAGGGATCTCAGGTCGATGTTGACAATCTCTCTCAGGCGCTGAAATCTTTGGGCGAATTCGAGCCTGCGGGATCGAGATTCATTCATACCAACAAGATCACGCGCCAATACCTCACGAGCGCCGTAGGATCCGCTGGTCGAGACGAGTCGATTCTCGAAGGGATCTCGATGATCGCGGCCGGCGTTCAGATTCCAGTATCCTATTTCGGGCTTTCGATATCCTCTGGACAGACTAAGGCCTCAGCGATCGTGGGCACTGAGCCTGTCGCCAAGAAGATGGAGCGCAGGCAGCAAGAGGTCACCCGAATCATTCGCGCGATCTGGACTAAGCTCCAGAACGAATACGGAGTCAAAGGCGCCGAATGCGAGATCACATTCCCTGAGATTATTACTCAAGATCGGTCTGCTGCGATCAAGGACATCAAATTCATTGAAGATTGCGGCTACATCTCGCGCGAGACCGCAGCTCCTCTTGCTGCGAAAGAGTTTGATCTTGAAAAATACGACTGGGACCAAGAGAAAGAAAAAATCGCTGCTGAAGAGAGTCCGCCGATCGAGCCTACTTTGGTCAGTCCCTTGACCGCTCCGGGCGCTACTGCGTCGGCCTCTCCCAAGGCCCCGGCGCCCAGCGGATCTTCTTCAGCAGTGACCTCTCAAGATCGCGCTGCGATTCATCAAGACGGGCAGGTCGTGCAATGAAAGCCATCACTTCCGATCTCAGCTTTGAAGAGTTTTTAGAAGATCCCACCTCTTACGGGATGCCCACGTTTGAAGAGTTCCGAAGAAACAAAGAGAAGTATCTTGGTCGCAAAGACGATGAAGTCATTGCGATTGATCGTGGCGATCGGAATCTCCACTGCAGGCAGGAGTACTATGTTTGCGGCCATCATGTAAAAACCCTAGAACAAGGCGAACGAATTGCCAGAGACATGGGTTATGATTTTTATAACGACTTTCAGGCGAAGCCCCAGGTGCTACCGGACAGCAGCTTAAAGGGCTTTTATATCCGAGTGAACTTCATTCCAAAACCAAGGCAGGTTTCGATTGAACAAAGCACGACTGACTGACTACTTACCTGGATTTCGAGAGAGCAAAGTCGAAGAACCCGGTAAGGGCCATCACACCGATAAATGGGATCGCTGCGTTCAGGATGTCTCTAAGAAGGGATCCGCCGATAATGCCTACGCCGTTTGCACCGCACAGCTAGGTCCGTCTGTCGAGGCTTCGGACGGAAAAGGTCCCGGTCCAAGATCAACGCTTCTTGAGTGGCTCCCTGGTGGAAAACCCAAGATCGCAGGCAAAGAAGCTGCAGGAGTTTCGACCGCTCCCGCTCAAACGCGAGGCCAGACGACCGAGAGTGCGGAAGTGATTCCCGAAGGCGGGATTAAGTTCATTGGACGACTAAAAGAAGCGAACTCTGCCGACATGGGGAATCTCCCCGCGAGCCGGTTTGAGGTCGTTCTTCTTCAAGAGGGCCTTGGGAATCTCAACGATTGCTATTACTACACAAAAGAAGCTCTCGAGTCCTGCCCCCCGCTCTTTGAGGGAAAAAAGCTCTTTATCGACCATCCCGATCTCATGGAAGAGAAGACGCGCCCAGAGCGCTCCGTCCGTGATGTCGCTGGATGGTTCGAGAATCTTAGAACCGATGTCGATCAAGATGGGCGAACGATGCTCGTCGGTGAAGCGGTTCTTTCTCAGAGCCCGGATGTTTATCCTTATCGCGTGCGCATGACTGAGTCGATTGCGTTCACCAAGACTCATCCCGGACAAGACTTCGTTGCCCTATCGATCAACGCATCGGGCGACTTTGATACCATTCCCATTGAAGCGTTGATGCAAGAAGACATTCCCGCGAGTTGTTTGCCTAAGATTCAAGAGGCAATCGCTCAAGGGATTTCAGTAGTGAGACCTGTAAGGAAAATGACTTCCGCGACCTCGTGCGATCTGGTGACAGAAGCCGGAGCCGGGGGAAAGATCGCACAACTTCTCGAACAAGAGAGAGGACCTATGGCAAAAAAAGAATCCAAGGAAAAGGAAACTGAGAAGAAGGAAACCAAGGAAGCTGCTCACAAAGAGCATGAGCACGAGCACAAGGAAGACGGCGCAGGCGCTCCTCCGGCCAAGAAGGACGATGTCGGTGACGACGGCGATCACCCCGACAAGGCTCAAGACGAAGAGCTCATTCAGTCCATGATGAAAAAATATCTGGGCGATGGATTCACTGACGATGACAAAGCCATGGCAAAAGAAGCCTATGAAGCCGCTAAGGCCGCTTGTGGCGATGACCATGACGAAGCCATGAAGATGGCTGGCTATTCGATGAAGATGGCCCGTCACATGAAAATGTCTCAGAGCAAACAAGACAGCGCAGCCCCGGCTCCTGCAGCAGCTCCTGCTCAAGAAGCGGGAGAACCGTATCCAGTCAACACGACCCCGGCTGCTGGTCCCGCTCCTGCTCATCCGAAGAAGACCGATCAAGTCGAGTCGGCTTCTGGCCGTTCATCGAAGCGAGAGATTGAGCTTACGGCTCAAGTCGCAAAGCTTACGGCTGAGCTCGAGGCTGAGCGTCTTGAGAAGTTCGTCGATAAGACTCTTCGCGAGTCCAAGCTCCCGATGGCTGCCACGAAGCGGTTCCGTGAAACCATCAAGGACGCCAAGACTCAGAAAGAAGTGTCTGAAAAGTTTGGGTGGTTCAGAGAAGCCTGGCTTGCCGGTGAGGGCGAGGAGTCCGGGTTCGTTCTGAGCGCCGAAAAAAGCGGCGTAGCGAGCGGCGGGCTCAGTTTCGCTGACTGCAAAGATAACGAATAACTAAGGAAAGGAATCCTATATGGCGATTACAGCAGCAACTGCTTCCGTCGACCGCATCGTTCGCGGCGATTCTGGGAAGACTCTGTTTCAATCGGGTAAGTCGGCCACGAGCTCCAGCTCAAGCTGGAAGCAAGGTGACTTGCTCTATTTTGATACCTCCAACCACATCATCAACGTCGTTTCGGCAACCGGAAACGCTGCCACGATCCTGGGCATTGCAGACAATGCAGTGACCTCTGGAAAGCTCGTGGGTCCCTATGACGGATTGACCGCTGTCGATGCAGCTCAGGTCACTCCTGATTTCGTGGGTCCGAAATACGGCGTTGTGGCTTCGATGATCTTGAAGACCTCTGATGCGTTTAACATCGGGTCTAAGGTCTATTTGACGAACGGCGGAACGTCTCAGACGGTGACGGTCACCGATCCTTCTGACGGCAATTACATCGGGATCTTCGTCGGTCCTGCTGCAGTCGCCTCAGCCGCTGCTGGTCAACAGGGCTACATCCTGATCGGTTCGCGCTATCCGCAGGCGACCGCAACGGGCCTTAACTTCTAATCGGAGGACTCATGGAAGATAAATCGACTCAGCTTCCTTCCCGTAGAAATACGAAGGACGCAAATAAGAAGATGAAAGAAAGGGCCGTTTGGGGTTCTCCGGAAATGAAACAATTCCGCGAGTCCATCAAGGGCCAGTTCAACCTGGACATCCGCAATAAGTCGGATTTCCCGGTGGACGATCCTGAATTCTCCTGGAGTAAATTCCAGAAGAAGATCATGCGCGAGACCAACTCGGCTTCGGTCAATCCTCAGCTCCTCCGAGCTGGCGTTCAGACTGCGGTCAACAATCTTTACACGGTTGTTCCGACGACTTATGAGCAATGGGCTCACGTCATTCAATCGAATAAGGACACCGAGCTCTATGCGCCTTTGAACGCTTTGTCGTTCTTGGGTGAAATGGGCGAAGGCGAGAAATACCTCGAGAGCAACGTGGTCGGTTTGGACCTGAAACTTCGCAATAAGAAGTTCGGTCAACTCTTCCCGGTCAGCTATGAGCTGATCGAGGACGATCAGACCGGTCAGTTTGCGCAGAAGGTTTCGGATATGTCCGAATATGCTGCGCTTGCTTGGGAAGTCTATGCTTACGGTAAGCTTGCTTCTCTCTCGGGTGGATGCACGTACGGCAACCTCACGGTTCCTGCGTCTGAAACCAAGCCTTCAACTGAGAGCACGTATCCGTGGAACTCGACAGGTTTTGCGGCTGGCGGCGGTATCACTCGTCCAGTGAGCTTTGGTCTTCTGACCCAGGCGAACGTTCAGTCTGCGTTCACGGCTCTTGAGGAGCAGCTCAACCTGCAAGGCCTCAAGATGAACGTGAAGCCGGACACGATCGCGGTTGGTCCGACCAATCGTTGGAGCTTGGCTACGCTCTTGAACTCGAACTTCTATCCTTCGGGCGCTCAGTCTGCAGGCGTAGTCGGCGGGTCATTGGCGATCAACGTGCTCCAGGGGATTGCGGAACCCGTGATCTCCCGGTTCATGTTCGACAGCAACGGCTCGAGCTCGAACTCCTATGCCTGGTATGTGATGGATACGAGTAAGCCGTGGTTTATCGTCCAGATCCGTGAGGCGGCGCATGTGACTCAGGAAAATCCTGAATCAGGTGCTTCGTTCGAGCGCGATGTCGTTCGTTGGAAGCTGCGAATTCGCGGCAACGCGGACTTCATCGACCCCCGTTTTGCTTATCAAGGCAATGACGGCAGCGTGACCAGCTAAGACAGCCACGACCACTCCCGGCCCCTGGGCCCTGATCTCGGGGGCCGGGATTTTTGATCAAGGAAGACTATGAAGAAAAAAAATGCACAAGTTGCGATGACGGCACTTCCGGCGCGAGAACTGACGGCGACGAAGGCCGAGGCCAAGAAGCTCAATCCTAAGCCAGACGAGCAGAATGCTCCGACCCTGGCCTCTTTGGCTTGCAAGGTCGCTGGCACGAATGTTTCGACCGGCAACTGGAAGTTTAAAAATGCCGATAAGCACTTTCCCCATGATCCCGTCATGCGACGGGTCGATCGCTATTTTGGAAACGCGATCGGCGGACCCCTTTATCTCGATTACGCGCACGATGATGAGGACGTAAAGAGATGCAAGACGAAGGCTAAGGTGATGGCTCAAGAAGGCCTGAGATATTGCTACGTTCAAGACGACATGGAGCTTGAGGATGTTTTAGCCCAGCTGGAGACCCAGGCTGCATGAGCTGGAGCACCCAGGCGGATGCCATCGTAGCTCTTAGGACTTTGATCAAAGATAATCCGACGGATAAGCTTTGTTCAACGAAGGCTGTCATTGGTCAGCCCGATGGGACGAATACGATCTTTAAGACGTTTGAGTACCGCAGGGTCACGGATTTCAGTACGACGCTCTCGTTCCCTCTAGGCGTTTACGTGAATAACGCTATGGTAGCTGCTACTGGAGTCGTTCAAGACGATACGCAATCGGGAACGTTTCAGCTTTTAACGGCTCCCAATAGCCGGGATCCGGTTCGTGCGACCTACTATTATCAGTGGTTCACGGATTCTGAGCTCGACAATTTCCTTCAGAATGCATCTGACTGGCTTGGGCTTGGGCATCAGTATCAAAATATCCCAGACGGCCTGAACTCTTCTGCGCTGAGATTTGCCGCTCAAGAGGCTTACGAAGCTGCGGCGATGAAATATTCCACGCGGGCGAGCGAGGTCTATAAATTAGAAGACGCTCCGAACGAAGACATTTTGAAAGCAATCGATGCGTTTAAGGACATGGCCGATTCGTTCATGGATAAGGCCAGAGAGTTGAGGGACGATTATTACACCAGGCAGGGCCAGTCGTTAGCGCCTAACTTCGCCTTCTCGCTGGGGAGCGTGACTGACCCCACCCCGAGGCGCTGAATGGCGACCGGGTTAACCCAGACCAAAGCCGGAATCGAGCAGAGACTAAAAGACATGATCTCGCGCGGGAGATCGGTCTCGGCTTATCTCAATCGAAATCTGCTTCAGCAATTTAAGGACGCCCAAAATGAGCGCTGGCAGACTGAGAACTCCTCTCAGGGAGATCAATGGGAAGCGCTCGATCCGCTCTATGCCAGGCAGAAGAAGAAGCGCTTTGCAAGCTTCCCTGGGTCCGGAAACGTGATGATGGTTGCGACCGGGAGACTTTCTCAGGGCGCCATGGGCGAGAACTCTGAGTATTATTACAAGGTCGTCACCGATCGCAGCTTCATTTTTGGAATCAACTTGGGATCTCTTCCTTATGCCAAGTATCCAGGGATGAAGCGTCCTTTCATGTCGTTTAGCCAAGATACGGTCACGGAGTGGAAAGAAGGAATTAAGGCCTACATTGTCAGGGGGATTCAATGAGCAATTACCCCCAGCTTGCTGAAGGCGCATCGAACCTGATCGTAAGCTACATCCAGGCAAACATTGCTTCAGCTCTAGACACCGCTCAGGCGAATGTCGGCGCTCCGATCGTGAGCCTTGAGAACCCGCGCGATTATTTCATCTATGAGCAACCTCAGGCTTATGAGTGCCCGGCCTGCTTTGTAATCTTAGATGACACCGATTTTAAAGTGCAGGATCGGAAACCCAACTCGATTAATGCAGAAGATCGTTTCAATATCGCAATCTGTGTCGAAGATCAGGATGCCGATCTCTTGACCCGAAAGGCGTGGCGATATCAGTCCGCTCTCTTTTCGGTCATGAATGGGACGACGATCGTTTCCAATGACAATTCACTGGTTTTAAAATCTTGGGTTTATCGATCCAGGTTTAGTCAGGTTTATTCAATGAAGGAGTCTGGCGGGAAGTTTCGCAAAGAGGTGTTGCTCGAGTGCAACATCGCTCATTTTGAGAATTTTTAAGGAAGGAGATTCGGTTTTATGAGCTTAAGCAATGCAACGATTACACCGACGAACATCCCGTTATCACCCATGCGGGTGACCTGGAATGGCGTCGACCTAGGGGGCACCGTCGACGGATGCAACCTCTCGATCAAGTATGAGACCGCCGATATCATGGTGGATCAGTGGGGAAAAACGGTTGCCGATAAAAAGGTTTCCGGACATGCCTATTCGGTCAAGATGACCTTAGCTGAGATCAAAAACAAGGATCTCTTTAAGGTCGCATTCCCGTCCTCGAATGAAATTTCGAGCGGTGGAAATCACATGATCTATGCAGACATGCAGATCGGTGATTCTCTTCTGGCCAAGGCGAAGGTTTTAACTTTGCATCCCCTGGAAGCTTCAGATGCGGATTTGAGCGAAGACTACATGTTTTATAAGGCCATCCCGACTGAAGTTTCTGAGGTCAAGTATGGTCCAGACAAGCAGTCAGGTCTCTCGATTGAATTCATCGTGTTTCCGGATACGACGACTGTCCCTGCCAGATTCTTTATTTACGGAGATCCAACGATTGGAATCGTGAACGCTTCGGCAGGATCCGCGGTCGCTGCCACCGGTAACACCGGAAACGGGACGATTGATACGATCACGGTTGCCAATGCCTATACGAAAACCGAGACGATCACGGCTTTGGTCATCGGTACTGGGGCTGCGAGCTCGAACGTCTTTAAAGTCTCTGGATCTCAATCGGGGATTCTTGGGACTGCAACGCTTGCTGCGGCTGGAGCTTCGACCGTTAATTTTGTGAGTAATCCGATCAACTTTAAGATTACTCAAGGCGGTACCCAGTTTGTGACTGGGGATTCATTCACGATCGCAACGACGGCATCGAACTACTCATGATCTATCTGGCTATTGCATTTACTTTGGGTCTGATCGGAATGGGCACCTATACTTTCTCCATCTGGAAGAAAGTCCGGGTGACCCGTTCCGGTCACATTGGCGAAGACGTTAGGATCATCACGGATCTCGATCGCATGGTGGCTGGACCGGTTGCGTTTCGATGGAAAGGCCGGATTCATTATCTGAGACCCATGAGCACTGAGCTTTTTCTTAAGGTCTTAAATGAGATCTCAAAGCTGAGTCAGCTCTATAACAAAACGGGCACCGATGATCGGAAGGCCAGCGAAGAAGAGATGCTCCGGGTTTACTCGGGGATCTTCTCTGCCGTGTGTGACACGATCAGCTATTCCGACATCAAGAAAATGAATTATGCCCAGATCAGTGCTCTTTACCGAGAGATCATGGTCCTAGTGACTGGCAAAGATTTTACGGAAGCAACGGAAAAAAAAACTCTGAAAACGGCCTAAACCCTTTTCATATTCGATCAGCAATCCTGATCGGGGAAGTGTGTAGGTTCTACGGATGGACCGAAAATCACGCGCTTTCAATGCCAGCCACCCGATTCTTTGCTCTTTTAGAGGCCTGTCGTGTTCTCCGTAATCAAGAGATGGTTCTCGGATGTTACCAGGCCAGGGCAAGTGCTGTTGGTCAAGATGGTTTTAATGAGCTCGTGGATTTCTTTAACCGAATGGATATCCCGCAAGAGCGCCCGCGCGATGTGGAGCTTCCGAAAAGCTATCTCAAGGGCGAAGCGGCCCGGGCGGCATTAATGTCTGTGTTTGGTCAAGATCACAGATCGAGAGGAACGAGAAGGATTTCGGTGCATTAAAAAATGGCTGATAACGATACTTCGACATTTAAACTCGACCTAGATAACGAAGACTTTGTTAACAAAGCCAAACAGGCTTTGGATTCGATCATATCGATCGGCGCGTCTTCGGAATCAGTCGGAGCGTTGACTGCCGCCTTTGGTGAACTCGCTCCCGTTCTGTTGGCCGTCGCAGCAGCGGGATACGGCGCCAAGGTCGCATTTGAAACCATTTTAGACGCTGAACAGATTGAACAGACGAGCATTCAGTTTCAATCTCTGGCTAATAGCGCAGGTCAGTTTTCTGGAGAACTTTTAGAAGGACTCAAAAAAGCGTCGGCTGGGTGGGTAGATGAAACCACCCTGATGAAAGCCGCGAACAAGAGCCTAGTTGAGCTGCAAACTGGCACCGAGAAGCTACCAGAACTCATGGAACTGGCTAGAAAAACAACGCTGGTCATGGGTGGAGATGTAATAACCACCTTTAGCCAGATCTCTCAGGCTGTTGCGAGCGGAAATGCAAAGCAGCTCAGAAGTCTTGGTATCACAATAGATCAACAGAAAGCATTTCGAGACTATGCTGGTTCTGTAGGAATCACTGTCGATGCATTAAGCCAAGCTGATCGTCAACAAGCGCTCATGAATGCCGCCCTTGAGGAAGGCAATAAGAAATTTGGTCAAAATCAAACCGACGTTCGGAACGTTACCAATGAATGGAACAAATTTAAATCCACGATCACAGAGCTGAAGGAAACATTCGAACTAGTCTTTGATCATGTTTTTGGTCCGGCGGTTCAAAAGGTCTTACAGGGAGTCAATTACCTAACTTCAGCTTTCTCAAAATTCTCAAAGAGTACGGTCGAATATTTTGGATTTGAGAAAAAACACATTGAAGAACACAAGGCCTTGCAAGACCAAGCTGCTCACGGAGATCAGGAGCGGCTTCAAAAAAATGCCGCCGAACAACTTAAGATAAGAGAAAAATTAAACCAAGAAGAAATCGCTGGTGAGGCCAGGGTTGCTCAATCAACTAAAGAAGCAGATCGCCTTTACATGGAAGGTCTTAAGGCTCAGGGCGACGCGGTAAATGCTCAAATTAAAGAGATAGAAGCAAAAAGAGCACAGCATCTTATTGGAGAAGAAGAGGCAAATCAGCAGATCATTTTGCTCCGAAAGATCAGAAATCAAAAGATGGCGGTTGATGATCTTGCCCTAGAGAAAATAGAAGAAACGGCTCTTTCGAGGCATCTGAATTACGCCACACGAATCGATGATCAGATTGCAACTTCTGCCGTTCTTTCAGCAAAGAAAGCTGGGGCCGCTTGGAAGGCTGCTGGTGGTCTCGGCGGCACAGCCATGACTTCGTTTCAGAACACAACGATCACGGCATTTAAGAACATCGGGGCCGGGACCCAGTCAGTCACCGATGCCATGAAGGCGATGTTTTTAACCATGATCGGCGAGGTCGCGTCTAAGCAAGGTGAGGCGATCTTCTTGTCATCGTTTGAATCATGGCCAATCTGGCCAACTCCGAAAACTGCTGGCGGTCTCGCATTGATCGCATTAGGCGGTGCTCTTGGCGCTGCTGCAGGAGGTGGAGCTTCTGTTTCAGGAGCTGCTGGAGGCGGTGGGGGTTATTCTTCCGGTGGTGGCGGAGGCGGTGCTGTTGCTCCTGGATCGCTCCCAGCGTCTTCATCGACAGCGTCTCCTGGAAAGTCCGTAAGCATAGTGGTCCAAGGTCATATGCTTATGGGTGATCAGACTCAAAAATGGTTAGTCGATCAGATCAGAGCAGCTTCAGACGCGACTGACTTCCGCGTGCAAGTCGGAACAGGACCGGGGTTATAAATGGCGCTACGGAATCCTTCTCTGATGCTTTATGGGTTTGAGATCACCGCTTTGAACAGATACATTTCGTTCGGGACGAGTGCCGGTGAGAATCCAGGCTCCATGACGACTAGGACCGCGACTTTGACGGTAGGATTTTACTCGCTTACAACTCTTGCGACAGAGGTCGCGCGCGCACTCGCTGCCAGTGATAGTACTCACACTTACACAGTTTCAGTTGATAGAACGATTGCGGGTGGGCTAGAGAATCGCGTGACCATATCGACTGATTACTCCTATCTGGCTATTTATTTTTCAACTGGAAATCCAAGTAATCCTGGGACTCTTTTGGGATTCGGCTCGGTCGATCTTACGGGATCAACAAGTTACACCGGGACCGCAACAGCAGGGACCGCTCTGATTCCCAATCAACTGGGATATAATTTCCTAAGTCCGACGGCGATGCAAAAGAATTTCGGCGTCTTGAACATTTCTGCATCAGGACTCAAAGAGTCGATCGTCTTTGCGCTTCAAAGCTTCTGGCAGGTTCAGTTCAAGTACATTCCAGAGAGTCTTTTAGAGAGCGATTGGCTCCCCTGGGTTCAATGGATGATTCAGCAGCGCGAGTTTGACTTTACTCCGGATATCACGGACCCCACGACTTTCTATACCGGAACGCTCGAGGATCCCAATCAGGGACTCGACTTCACATTCTCTGAGATGCTTCCTAATTTTCCTTTCAACTATCAGACGCCGATAATGAAATTCCGCGTGAGGCCTACGTCATGAAAAACTACTTTGTCGTATTGACGCTATTTCTCCTCTGTCTCTCCATTCCTTCTGACGCCGGGGTGAATGACGGTCAGCCCGTGAATGCGGCGATCACCAATGCTGCGTTTCTGAATAAGAACCAAAACGACACCGATCCGTTCGTGATCACGCTTTCAAACTCGGCTGGGACCAGCGGGACCACGATCAACAACGTTCAGAAGCAACTCAATTCAACCTCGTCGTTTCTTGGAAGCTCCGTCAACCAGGGGCTCAGCTATCTTCCCACCTGGGCGACGACCAATCGCGGGACCTCTGGAGATTCTGTTTTCACTCGCGTTGAGGCGATCGATACCGCTTTCGATGGAAGCTCGGGCCACACCCATGATGGGACGACTGGAAACGGCCCCCAGCTCTCGTTCTCGACAGCGACCACCGGAACGGTGGGAATTAGTCGCGGTGGGACGGGTCAGACGACTGCAACTGCTGCGTTCAACGCGCTATCGCCGATGACTACGCTTGGGGATTTAATTTATGAGGATTCCACACCGTCTGGAGTCAGGCTTGCAGGAAATACGACGAGCACGCGGATGTTTCTGCGTCAGACCGGGACCGGGTCAGTCTCTGCCGCTCCGGCTTGGGACACGCTATTAGATGCCGATCTTCCACTGACCAATGCGCATATTTTGGTCGGTAACGCGAGTAACCTCGCTGCTGATGTTGCGATGAGTGGAGACGTGACGATTACGAACGCAGGAGTCACCGCGATCGGAAGCAATAAGGTCGCAAACTCTCAGTTAGCCCAGATGGCTGCCCACACGTTCAAGGGTAACAATACCGGATCGACTGCGAATGCGAGCGATTTGACTGACACTCAGGCTACAGCGGAGCTGAACGCGTTCGTTGGAGATTCTGGATCGGGTGGCACCAAGGGTCTCGTTCCGGCTCCTGCCTCTGGCGATGCCGCTGCTGGAAAATTCTTGAAAGCTGATGGGACGTTTGCGGTTCCGTCTGGGAGCTCTACTTCTACCGATCAGTCTTATGAGCTTTCTAACTGCGGAATCAGCGCCACGATCTCGTCAAATACAGTCGTTCTCAATCTGAAACAGGCTGATGGGAGTACAGATCCATCTACTGGAACCTCTGCATGCACGGTCGGATTCAGAAGCGCCACGGCCACGGCTGGTGGATATCAGACCGTGAACTTCACGGCCGCAAACTCCATCACGGTCGGAACGACTGCAAGCCTAGGGCATACATCGATGAGCGGAGCAAATATTTATGCGTATCTCATCCAAGATACGACGAGCGAAATTTGCGTCTCTAATTCTCCTTATCTAGACGACGGAATTTTGCATTCTGCCACGGCGACGCCTGCCACTACGGGTGGAACGCTCTATTGCACAAACAGTCACACATCTCGCCCAACCCGTCTCATCGGCGTAGTTCAGGCGACCTGGTCAAACCCCAACTGGTCTTCGATTACTAAGGTCGCTATGGTTCCGTTCAGGCGTTACGATGAAGATACCATCTTTGCGATTTATAACTGGCAGGGTTCGCACACCTATTCTGGTGCAGAAACCATGAGATTTGACACGAAGGAGCAGGACAACCTCAATGCGTTCAGCACCTCTACGTTCACATTCACAAATCAAATACCCTCTTTTTGCACTGCTGGAATAGATAGCGAATTCAACGCCCTGGATGGCGTCACCGATGCCTACTTAGAGGTGACGGTGTGCGGATCTTCACAGCAATGTTACAGCGCCAGAAATGCATCCAACAGCGCTAGCAGTGCTGCTGGCTATTGTGTTTGGTCAAGACAGTGCTCGGTTGGCGACACCATCTTAGCAACAGCAGGTGGTGACGCCAGCTACACGTTAGACAACAACGGCCAGAGGACCAAAATTTGGATTCGATGTTCTCCGTATCCACAATAAGGTTAATTTAAAAAAATGGCAACCTCCGGAGTTCCAGCAAATTATCTTCTGCTGAACACGCAGCAGACCAAGAACCCGGTCATCGTGGTGAAGATCCAGGGGCTAGGCGATGTTCTTACTAATCGACCCGTTTATACGAGAATCTTGTACGGTGATCCTGGTGTCGTATATGGCGGCGCTGGTCTCGTTTATGGGGGATTGCGTCCTTATGTCAATGCGGACGGATCGACCTTCAGAGACTATCTCTCGCTAGATGCCTCATCTCTCACGATTGGTCAGCGTCTTGAGCCTGAGCAGGGACGGGCATCAGTCACGACGCTCTCTTTGGGATTCATCGATTATCAGGGATACATGACGGATCTTGTGACCCCTGGAGTTCTGATTCCTGAGATTCTTGGGGCAGAGGTCCGAGTGTTCTTGGGATATGAAGAGATCTCTTACCCTCAAGATTTTTTTGAAGTCTTTCGTGGGTATGTCTCAGGAGTCGATGACGGGCCTGGGAATATCGTTCTTCAGCTCTCAGACCCGAATATCAAGCGAAGGCAGAATGTTTTTTTCATGGGTCAGACCGTGTTGGTGGGTGACATCACCGATGCGGATACCACGATCACGGTTGGAGACACTGGAAACTTCTTTGCTCCGATTACGGGTCCCGATGGTGGATCGAGCAATAGATACAGCCATTGCTACATTCAAATTGATGATGAATGGATTGAGTGCTACCCGGCGACGGATACGACGTTCACTGTAGTCACTCGAGGGGCTCGTGGAACCACGGCTGCGGCCCATACGAGTGGGGCATCGGTCGCAGCGGGATTTCAGCTAGGAGATGCGACCAATCACCCGAACGCCATGGACCAGGCGTTACAAGTCATGCTCTCGGGATGGAACGGTCCATGGACGACAGGAGAATCTCTTCTTTCGATCGGACCCGATCCCGACACGGACCCGTCTACCACGACGACTGATTACGTGATTCTTCCTCAGAAAGTGGATGCGGAGCTCGATTACGGGTTAGTCGCGGGAGATTACATCATCCTCGAGGGAAGCGCTCATTCCGGAAACAACGGGACTTATTTTAAGATCGTCAGGTTTGACAGTCTGGATGATCAGCTCAATCGAATCATTTACGTCGATGCGACCTTAGACAAGGACACCAGCGGGTCTGCGACGATCGGATTTCGGTCTCAGTATGATGTGCTCCCGATCTTGGCGGGGCTTTCTTTGACGCCGAAAGACGTGGATATCGATCAGCACATTTATGTGAAACAGACGTTTTTAAATGCTCCGGGAAACGACCTGATCTTTTTTATGACCTCTCAGCAGGACTCCGGGAAGGAGTTCTTAGAGAGCCAGGTTTATTTTCCGATCGGGGCCTATTCGTTGACTAGGCGCGGAAAGCTTTCGTGCGGGTACCATTCCCCTCCTGTGGCCAATCAGAACATTTTCTTTTTGGACTCCAGCAATGTTCTTGAGCCCCAAAGCATCCGAATGACGCGGGCTTTAAATCAGCGCGCGTTCTTCAATGAACTCGATATCACCTACAACTACGACGACTCTGGAAACGCGCTCTCGTCGCTTGTGATCACGGATTCCGATTCCCTGGCTGATCCATCAGACGGGGGGATTGGGATCGTTAGCGCCCTTCCTATCGACGCTCAGGGGGTTTATGAGGGATACTCCTCAGATCTTCTTCAAAAGCGCGCGTTCTTTCTTCTGACCCGGTATAAACGCGGCGCGGTGATGTTCACTGTGAAGGTGAATTGGCAGATTGCGAGTCTCGTCGAGACCGGCGATATCGTCACCTTTGATGATCAGGGGACTCTGCAGATCGCCAATTTCCAGACGGGCGATCGCGCGATCGATAATCAGCTCTTTGAGGTCATCGACCGAAGCTTTGATCTCAAATCAGGAAACGCCACGATCAAGATGGTGGGCGGCGTGGGAGCGACCCTTCAGGACCGATTCGCCACGATCTCGCCCAGCTCTGTGGTCGTAGGAGGCACTTCGACGACGGTCGTTATCGAGGATTCATTTGGAGCGATCTTTCCTGGGGATGAGGCTCAGAAGTGGGAGAACTACATCGGGCTTCCGATTCTGGTTCATTCGCCCGATTACTCGGTCTCCGCAGAAGTCACTCTCGAGGATATAGACCCGACGAATCGGTATCAGCTTCTGGTCAACGACTTGGGATTTACCCCGCAGCCGGGTTACATCGTAGATATCGCCAACTATCCAGACTCGACCGATGCGACTGAGAATGCTCTTTATAAAGTCATGCATTGTTTCTGGGATCCCCAGGTTGCGGTTGTTTCTGGATCAGACAATACTCATTTTGATGTGGGCGCAGGCGATATCGGCAAATTCCATGTGGGAGCCCCGATCCGAGTTCACACTCAAGATTACTCATCTGATTCGGGTGATCTGACCGTGTTATCGATTTCGAGTGACACGATCGAAACCTCGGCATCGATGGGATTCACTCCGGATAATACATTTGTTATTGATTTGATCGGCTACCCGGACTTTACTACCACAGGAACAACCGGGGAGCCCTATAGATTTTTATGAGAAAAATATCTGAAACAATTTTAAAAAAAACAAAGAAGACCCATAGCGGGTGCTGGCTTTGGATTGGATACACAGAAAATGGATATGGAATTACAAACGTAAAAGTTAATGGAAAGTACGTAAAAGGACGCGTACATAGGATTATTTTCGAAGACTTTGTCGGACCAATTCCAGATGGCCTACTGTGTTGCCATCGTTGCGATACAAGGAATTGCGTAAATCCGGAGCATATATTCCTTGGAACCCACAAAGACAATTATGAAGATGCTCGTTCAAAAAACAGAATTCCTCGTGGAGAAGAAATGCCACAAAGTAAACTCACATCAAAACAGGTGCTTGAAATAAGGCGTTTATCAAAAACACACTCAACTCGTGAATTGGCTGCTCTGTTTGGGATATCAAGTGCGAGTCATATTAGTAAAATAATCAGGGGAATAAAATGGAGTCATATTTAAAATGGCCGATGTAACTCCGTCAAGAATAAACTTGCCACTTCCCGGAACACAATTTAGGGCAGCCGTCAGCGAGTACATCGCGCAGACTCTTGCAGGAGCGGTGAACTTTCAAAACTATTTCGCCTACGCCCAGAAAGAGTTCTTCATCAACGGAAACTATTCGGTCGTCACGGCTCCTCAGTACGGAGTCGATGGACTCGCTGTTTTTGAATTCGATGCGCAGATCATTGACGTTTGGATGTTCAATCTCGTCGCTGGTACCGCTGGAACAACGGAGCTCGATATTCAGATCGCGACGAGTCCGGGGGGATCATTTACCTCGATCTTTACGACGACGCCTAAGATCAGTTACACGGCGGGAGATAACGTGTGGGTCGGAGCGCCGACGAGCGCAACGATCGGCCCTGCGTTTACCTATCCTGCCTATTCGCCGCCGTCCGGGACAACGGCACCCGTGCTCAATGCCGGTGTCACGACTTTGATTCCCGCGTTCACCGCAGTCCGGCTCGATATTCTTTCTTCTCAAACCAATCCGCAGAATGCGGGTATTTTGCTGCACTATCGCAACGCATAAAAAGCTAAGGGGGGTATCTCTACGAGCACTTACGGCGGAGGAATGAAAATTGTCGCGACTCGAATCACGACCTCAACAAACACGACTGGAACGGTCTACACGGTTCCGTCAGGACAATATGCGATCATTAACTGGGTGATCGGCGGGACCGGCACCGGGACGCTGGCGCTCGATGGTGTTGTGTTCTGTCCCGCTACGTCGGGAAGCGGATCCCTTTATGGGGCGTTAGGAGGAGCGGCGTCTCCGATTCATGCAGGTCCGGGCACTGTCATCAGCACGGTGATCACGGGGTCTTGTACGGTAGCTTTGGTGGGTGTGTTATTCTCTAACTAATGAAGAAAGGAATCTTCTTATGCTTCAGTTGATCATCAATTTTATCATGGCTCATAGTTCGATCGTTGGGACCCTAGGGGTTGCGATTTTGGATCTGATCTTCGCGATCAATCCGAGTGCAGAGTCCAATGGTATTCTTCATTGGCTCTTTGTTCAGCTTGGGGTCTTAAAAGGCTCGAGCTAATCTGCCATGAGCGAAGCATCTCTGTACGGGATCGAGATCATCGCTGGCCTCATCATCATTCCGTGGAACGTCTGGGTCGGTGTGAGCATCTTTGCCCTCAGGGAAGAGGTTCACATCATGAGGGCCGAGGTGGATCTTTTGAGAGAGATCAAAAGGCTCGTTGAAAAGACCAATGAAGCCCACTGACTTCGGGGCTAATTTTTATCTTTACGACGATCTTTTTTTGAAATTCTCGACGCTTTTTGGAATCCCGATGCCGATTCCGAAGGCGATCTGCATGGTGGAGTCCGCCCTGGGACTTGATGTCCGGGTTGCGCGAGGGCTTCTCAATCCCAGCGATGTCGGAAATTCGGCCTCCAGGGACGGGGTTTCCTGGGGGCTCATGCAGATGAAGCCATCGACGTGCCTCGTCTATGATTCGTTTGCGACCCCAGAGAAACTGAATCACGCCGATTATTCGATCAAGTTGGGATGCCAGCACCTGGCCAGACTTTCTAATCGTCTCGATCAAGACGAATACAATATCGTGCGCGCTTGGAATCAAGGACTCAGAGCGACGAGGCTTCAGATCGCGGGAGAAATTCCAGGGAGAGCAGAAGAGTATTTGACCCGTTATCTCACCTGTAAATCTATTTTATAGACCATAAAAAGTGGGACAATAAGACGAGTGGATGAGCACGAGCTGGTTTCAGCGCTCAAAGCGCTAGCACTAGAATTGGGCAAGATCCCGACCCGAAGAGAGTTCACGACTCGACATCGTGGGGCAGACTATAGCCTTACTAGAACATTCGGGACCTACATTGCGCTTGTGAAAGCAGCCGGGATGGAAACCCATAACGGGAAGCTCGATCGAACGATCGAAAGCCCATTCAATGCGAAATCTCCCCAGGCGCTGTTGAGAGAATACAAAGCCCTTTGCTCAAGAAGAGAACAGATCCAGGGGTTTTTCAGGACCGTTCTAGATCTGAAAGATCTCTTTGAAAGAGCCGGAAATCCTCCCGTTCTTAAGCTTTTGGCTCAGGGGGATACGCACGCAAAGTTTGTGGATCGCGCGGCGTTCAACGCTTATAAGAAATTTGCGTCCTATTATTGCCCCGACATTCATCTCATTATGGGGGATTTTGTTGACTGTGAGGGCCTGAGTCATTGGCCTCCAGACGATCTTGAGCCCAGGCGGATCGTGCCAGAAATGAAGATCGGGAGAGCTCTTCTTCAGGAAACCGTTGAATCCACACCCACGTGCTCAACGAGACTGTTTCTAGAGGGCAATCACGAACGCTGGATCGAGCAAGCGTTTACTAAAATGCCGGAGCTTTTTGATGGACTCGCTGAACTCGACATTGAGATCAATGTCAAAACTCTTTTAGGCCTGTCTTCTTTCGGATACGAATTTTTTCCGCTCAACGAGCTTCTGCAAATCGGTGGCGCTCATTTTACACATGGGCTCTATACCGGAAAACATCACGCGGCTAAGCATCTAGATACTTTCAAAACGAATATCTACTACGGGCATCTTCACGATACCCAAGAGCATAATCAGACCGGTATTGATGGACACGTCGAGGCTTCTTGCTTGGGGTGCCTTTGTCGTAAAGACGCAAAGTTTTTAAAGGGAAAGCCGAACAACTGGGTTCACACGGCCCCCGTGTTTGAGTTCTTTCCTGATGGTTCTTATAACCATTACAAGCCTAGGATCTTTAACGGTCGAATGGCGTTTAATGGGATGGTGTTTGACGGGAATTAGGTTTTTTTCCGAGCTAAGGCCGAACGCACTTTTGCAGTCATGCCAGAAGATAGTTCTTGTTTCCCACCTGGGATAATAAGTCTTTTGGGTCCGCGCTGCAGAATGACATGCGAACCTTTACCCTGTCGAACGATAATAAACCCAGAGGCGACGAGATTGCGAATAGCTTCACCGGAGCTCATCCCCCACCCCATTT